TAGCTTCACTTACACCTACACGCACACTTCAGACATTCCAATCGAGATAATAGTTAGAAAAGGCACAACCTCTCCCTACTATCAAGAGTGGAAGACGACGACAACTTTGAGTAACAGTAATAACACGCAAACAGCAAATCAGATTTCCGACGAATAAGGAGAGTTTATGCCAATAGCAGCGGATTTTAGCATTAGCGCCACAGGAGATATCCGGCACGTTTCCGGCACTACCGTTTATTCGGTGTTGGACCTGCATCAATGGTTGCAAGACCTTGCCGATGACGCAGCATACACAGGCAACGACCTGTTAGACATTCTTGCGCCAAATCCGTCTAAGCTTGACGGTCCTCGTGATGCTGCCGTAGCCTCGCGTCTCAACCTTCTGACGTCGGGAGCGGTGGCTTTTAACATTGACGATGATGCAGCCAAGTACATTAACTTCGGCTCTATCAAGCAAAGTAGCGCAAACGTCCAGTATTCAGGCTTAAAGACCATCGGAGGTATTGTTGCTGCATCGCCTGTTTACGTTGTGCAGAGCGGTAGTAAGCTCACAAGTTTTTGGAGTAACGGTCACATTCAGATTCTAGTTAAGGTAAAGACCGGCGGCTCGCTTATCGATTCTGGAAACGTCACGGCCTTTAGCCGTAAATGGGGACAGACTTATTCCCATTTTGACGTAAACCTATCAGCGGGAGGTGAGACATCAGCAGCTCTTTCTACGGCCCTTGACTCCGCTATTCTTCTAACCGAAGGACAGGCAGCACTCCTATCCTCAAAGGTTACAGTAACTTTTGGAGATACTACTCAAGACCTGGGCAACGGAAACGGCTCTAAGCTCTACAAAGGAACAGTCGCGTTGTCAGGTGGCTGCACACTGCAAGAGGCTTATCAGTACCTTCAGTACCTAACAAGGGAAAGTAGTTCCGCTACGCTTAACAGCATACCAGGATGGCGCTATAGAGTTCTCAACTCTGCATACACTGAAATACCTTCAGCGCCATTTGGAACTTTTGCCGGAGGTACGTTCTTCGTAGCTCAAGGCTGGTGGTTGACTGGAGTTCTAGTTGCGGAATCGACCAAGTATCAGCTCATAGCCCACGACGGGACTACCCAAGTACCACCAACCTTTGCCACTATTACGGTTGGAAATCTTGTATCCGGAGATAGAGTCCTTGTTGCTCGTGATGATGGAACTGGTAATATCTTAAAAGATGAGTACACTCCAGTGGCGGCAAGCTCTGGAGCTACATCAATCCAGGTAGTAGAATCTATTAAGGCGGATACGCCAGCTAGTGGTGTTATTCGTATTAAGGGTAAGCGATACACTTATGCTTCGTACACCGCTGGAACTAAAACTTTTAACACTTTATCGCCTTCCCTTGTAGAAAATATAGTAGCGGGAGATGACGTGTTTGTGCCATATATTGATGTAGCTACGACAACCACTAGTGAATCTGCATCGTTTACTTACAGTAGCAATTTTAACTGTAGAGTAGATGTGCGTAATGGTAGTGGCGTTAGCCCAATTATACCATTTACCACTACAATATCAGTAACAAGCGCTGGAGCGAGCGTAAACGCCAGCCGTAACTCAGACGTGTAATAATGCCATATTATAGCGCACCATTTACGTTTAACTTTCAAACTACCCTGGTCGAAGTCGATGCTGGGGTGGTAGATGTTGATTGCAACGTACTTTATGACGCTATAAAATTGGCACAATGGTCAGAAGAAGGAATAATTTATGACAGAATCGGAAAAGGAAGCGGCCTTAACGACCTCGGTCCAGGTGTCCAAGTCGGTATCACCGTCGAATTATTGGGGGCGTGGCAACTTAAGTTTCCAGCAGGTAATTACGTCGCCAGAGTCGCAGGAGGCAACCTTATCGGAGGACCAAGCGGAGACCCCATCGCCTACTCAGCCGGAGTCCAAGCCCTCCTAATTCAATCTGCTAATGCTACAGTAGTTACCGCATCTGGTAGTATTCCTACGGCAAATGAGATTGCAGATACCGTCTTAAGGCGTAGCACTGCTAACGTGGAAGCTTCTGGTACTGGAGATGCATTATCTTTACGAAGTTTGTATGGCATGGTGGCTCAAGGCGTACATAATACGCAGGTTAGTGCCAATAGTTTGACAGTAACCAAGTCCGATGACACTACCGTGTTGGGCACTAGAACGGTTACGACTAATTCAGATGCACAGCCTATAGTAGGAATAAATAGTGACTAACGCAGGGTTTCAAAATTACCTACACGCTATTTATGGCCTACCAGGTGGATGGGTCTACCCCGTTACTGATACCTCTGATATTCTTTCTAAAAGAAAGCGCAAAAAGCGTAAAACAGAAGAAGAATTATTAGAAGAATACTTAGCAGCGCAAATATTACTAGGCAGACAACAAGAAGCGTTAGAGGCAAAACAAGCAGCAGAAGATGCTATTAGGGCACAACAAATAGCAGGTCAAGAACGGTTTAGGCGCATCAGATTGCTAATGATGGTGCTTATGATGGAGGATGACTGATGAAAAACAAACTATATCAATACTGCAAAATACAAGACAAAGTAGTCCCAATAGAAGAAGTTAAACGATTAAGGTATGCTAGGGACTTATTTATTCAAGATGAAATGGAGCCTACTCGCAATCCATTAAATCCTAAAGAAATCTATACCAGTAAATCAAGGCTTAGGGCGGCATATAAGGCTGCCGGAGCTATTGAAGTTGGCGATGCTTACGATAGGGGGTACATCCCAGATCAAGAATCTGGCGCATCCACTCGCAGGCTAGCCAAACAATTAACCGACAAAATAATAGATAGGTATAGACATGGACGATAAAGAAATATCAACCCCAGCGGACACACAAGTAACCGTAAGCCGTGAACCCGCCAACCTTTCAATAGGAGACTCTTTACGACAGCAATTCAAAAATGTTGCCGATGAGAATAGCAGTGATAACACCACTGATAAGACAACAGAGCCTGCCAAGAGCGAGACCGTAGCGGTTGAAAAAGTAGAGCCACCAACTCCTCTTGCTCCTCCTGCTGATATGAATGCTGCGGAAAAAGAGGCGTTTCTGAATCCAACTGCGGCTAATGCTCATATTTTGCAATCCTATTTAAACCGTAGAGCTTATGAAACACGGTCTGATTATTCTCGCAAAATGCAAGAAGTTGAGCAACTAAAAAAACATACTTCTGGCCTGTACGAGACTATTAAGCAATATGAAGATGAATACGCTAGAGAGGGTTTGTCAATAAATGACGTTACTAAGCAGGCTATCGCTTGGGATAGGGCCATGCAAAAAGACCCTATTAGTAGCGCTATAGACTGGCTTGATGCGTATGGATTAACAGTAAATGACCTTCTTCAAAAGCAGCAAGCACAACCACAGCAAACTCCTCAATACTTAACTAGAGAAGAGGCAGAGCGCATTGCAGAGGAGCGTTACCAGAAAATACAGTCAGAGCAACAAAAAAAGGCTGTTGATTATTATAACCAACAGGTTGTAACATCATTTATGAATAACAAGCCGTTATTCAGGGATCCAGAAACAGCGTCTCAATTAGAAGCTGAAATGGCTCCAGTAGTTCAGGCTTTAAATGCTACAGGGCGGTATTCCTCCCCTGAGCAAGTACTAGAGACTGCATATAACTACGTTGTTAACGGCAATCCGACTTTCTCCGGTCTCGTTCAAAGAATGACCGCAAAGCCGGTAATCGAACAGCAGCAGGCCGTGGTTCAAAAGGCTAAACAAGCTGCCAAATCAATATCTGGCTCCGCCGGTAGCGGGACTCCCAGGCTTAACTCCAAATCAATAGGGGATAACCTGCGGCGTCGTTTTCACGGCGAATAATGCTAACGGGTTATCCTAATTTATAAAGGGTAACACAATGGCAAATTTAGAAGAGTCAATCGTTGCAACCCTTTGGGATCAGTCGGATGAAATTGCTGATGTTGTGCTTCATCACAACCCAGTAACTTCTACTCTTGAGTCCAAGGGTCGCATTAAGAAAATCGGTGGTGGCGATGAGCTGCGTAAGCCTGTTATGTACAATGACGTGGCAGTAGGCGGTTTCTATCAGGGCTACCAATCACTAGACCTAGCATCCATAGATGACCTAACTGCATTTCGCTTTAAGATTAAGCAGGCTTACGAGCCAGTAGCTATGAGCGGACGCGAAAAGCGCGCCAACAGAGATGAGCAAGCTCTTCTCGACTTGGCAGAGGCTAAGATGGAAGCTGCAATCGAGCGCCTAAAGAACACAGTATCAACCTCCCTTCGTGGTGATGGTACTGGCTTTGGTGGAATGGAGTTTGACGGCATCAAGAAGGCCGTATCGACCTCCCCTTCTTCCGGCACTTATGGTGGAATTGATAGGACTAGTAACAGTTTCGCTAGAAACTACGCACTAAACCTAACCCTCACAGCAGCAAATGTTCAGGAGACCATAACTGATGTCATCAGCCGCCTAACCCGTGGCTCTGAGGCACCAGACCTTGGCCTTATGGACCGCACTGCATGGAAGCTCCTCCATAGCTCAATGACCGCAATTCAGCGTATTCAGCTTCCTACTAAGAAGGCTGAGGCTGGATTCCGTGTTCTTAGCTATGACGGGTGCGACTTTGTGTTTGACGGAGGGTTTAACTCTTCAGTTCTAGAGACTAACTCATGCCGATTGCTCAATACTAAGTATTGGACTTTTGACATGGTTCGTGGAGCTGATTTCAAACCATTAGCACCAACTATGGATCGTCCAGTGGATCAGGATGCTTTCTTCACCATAATCTTGGTTGAAGGAAACCTATGCTGCTCTGCTCCGGCTCTCCAGGGTGTAATTTACGCTTAATAGGAGGATTGGAATATGTCACAGGTAGGATCATTTGGTGTTAATTATAAGAAGGCATTCCAGGGCTTAGATGCTTATGGTTTCCCTGGCTCGCTTCCTGCGACCGTTGGAACTGTAGGGTCTCTCCCAGAGGGTGACTTTGTATTTGTCCAGGCTGATGGAGCTATTGACCAGTATGGTTTCGTTAAAATCGAAGCTGATGGTCAGGCTGCTATGCTAACAACTACAAACGCTGGATCCAATGCTCTCGCGGTTGGTGTAGCTCAAGTAGCTGCTCTAGACAATGAGTATCTTTGGGTATGGATTGGCGGACCTATGGGCGGTGGCGTAGGTAAGGGCATTAGAGGTAAGGTAGCTGCTGGCTTTGTTGCTAAGGCTAACCTTAACACAACTTCGTCAGGTACTCCTGGTGTAGCCGATGATGCTTCAACTACGCTGATTAAGGGTGGTGTTGGACTAGCTTCAACTACCCCTGCCGCAGCCGTAGAGCTTGGCTCTGTAGATCACCTAAGGGTGAACTAATTAACTGGAGGGGGTAGCAATACCCCCTCCTAATTTTGTGAGGGTTTATGCCAACAGTTACTAATCTTATTGGACTTGGTATGCCACCCGAGCATGCAGTGCAGATATGCGACGGGGTACAACCTGCCGTAGTAGATGCTACAGCTGCTGGTGTTCGTACCAAGATGGCCATAAATAACGTAAACGACACTACCCCAACCGCAGCAGAGCTAACCACCTCTTTTGGTGCGCCAGCTACTGTAGGCACTGGGTTTGTAGGTATAGTTAAGGATAACGATGCTGATACTAACTGCTTTGTAGTAGTATCAAACGGGACCTCTTACTTTTACCTAAAGTTTACTAAGGCTACTTAGTCTTTTAAAAGGGGGGAGCAATCCCCCCTATTTTTATAGGTGATTTATGACCTGTTACGCTGGAAAAGCAGTTACAACTACCCCTACTATTCAAACAGCAACTAGCACTACTATTCTAGCTGCTAATCCATTCCGCAAGTTTTTACTTATTCAAAACGCATCCGCAGCGCATGTTGGTATTGGTTTAGACGGTCAAACTTTAACTGGAATTGCACCAACTTCCACTAATATATGCGTAAACCTTACCAACAACGATAATGGTAATAGGCTTATCTTTAACAATGGATTTGTACCAAGTGGAGCCATTACAGCCTACCAGACCTCTGGTGCGCCGATTAATACAGTGGTCGTCGTTGAAGGCTAGTGTTATAACTTAAGTAGGCAATAAAGCCTATTTACGGAGACAAGTTATGCCACAAGTAGATTGGAGTGAGATAATGGCAAGGGGCCAGCAGAAGAAAAGATACGCTGGCTTAAATGTGCAATTCTTTAATGCTTATAACGAAAATGAGGAGAAATCCCTAAAAGAGGGTCGTCCAATATTTGATGAGATACCCTCAATAAGCATTCAGATACCAGGTGGAGATACTACGGTTAGACGTATAGAGCCGCAGGATATTCAAGATTACCCAGAGAAGTATGCAGCTTTTAAGGCAGGTTCAGAGCCTGTAACAGACGGCACACCTCTTTCAGAATGGCCTATGATGCCTGGCTCAGCTATGCGTGAGTTTCAGTACCTTGGCTTTAAGACTGTAGAGCAGGTGGCTAATGCTTCAGATGAGGCTCGCAGAAAGCTAGGCACGTTAAGCAAATTTATCAAAATGGCTAAGGAGTATTTAGACGCTGCTAATTCAGACCAGAATAACGTAGCTAAACTCCGTGTTCAGTTAGATAATTACAAGGAAAAATACGCTAAGCTTGAGGAAAGAGTAGAGCTTTTAATGCAGCGTATTGAAGCCAATGAAGGCACCGATCTTCGTTCAGAACGGAAATTAACCGCTATTGATGAAGAGGAGGTGATCCAAGACGATCTAGACGAGGATGAGGTGGTAGCACGTCCTAGACTAAGGGGGAGACCTAAAAGAGTATGACAATAGCCTCGATGATCCGAAATGTTGCTAATGAATCTGGCTATAGTGTGGAGTCAAATATATTGACATCTACAGAAACTACAACCAAGCAACTATTAGCAATAGCTCAACGGATAAATCGAGACATCTTTGAAGCCTACCCCTGGCCTAAATGTTTTGCTGCGGGGTCGATTACGCTGGTAGCGGGTCAGGCAACTTATCCGCTGCCAGCTGCTTTTTCTCAGTATCAATATGATACCTTTTGGAATCAAAGCACCAGATGGCGAGTCCTTGGACCAATGTCAGAGCAGGACTTTGCAGAGATTAGGGGCTACGGCGTACTGCCTAGAGTATATCAGCGGTTTCAAATAAGAGGATTAACCAACCAGGAATTGTTTATAAGCCCTACCCCTGATGCTGGGACTAATGGGCAAATAATTATTTTTGAGTATATTGCAGACCGCTCAGTAGTCCCTAAAACATGGACTACGTCTACAATCTTTGCCGCTAATACTTACTGTATTTACAACGGTAATTATTATCAGACTACAGCAGGCGGGACTACAGGCGCTACTCCTCCTACTCATACGACAGGTAGCGTATCTGATGGCGGTGTAACTTGGACTTATTACGATGGAGCTTACAGCGAATTTAGAGCTGATACTGATACAAGCATATTCCAAGAGAAGCTAGTAGAGCAGGGAATATTAGAGCGGTTTGCTCAAATACACGGACTAGAAGGTGTACGGCCACAGTTTGATACACAACTACACGAAGAGTTTGGGCGCACCAAGGGCGGCAAAGTATTGTTTGCTGGAGGTATTACACGGCCTACTCAGTTTGGGCGCAACGGTACAGTTACTTTTGGAGGATGGATTTAATGCAACCTAACTCACAAAACTTTCACCCTCAAGCGCCAGAGTTTGCAAGAAGTAGGCCAGATGCTTATTACGCTTGGTTGACAAGCAATGGCTTCCCCCCGCAGGTAGCATACGACCAAACCACCTCTATTTTTGGAAAGCCTAAATCACCAGAAGAACAAGCAGCAGACGCAGCCAAACAAAAGCAACAAGCGGGATTTGCTCAGGCTGGAGGGTTAATAGCTGGTACTCTTGCTAGTAAATATGTAATGAGCAATGCAGGTAAATGGATTGATAAATTAACTGGCGCTGAAGCTCCAAAAGAAGTGGCTGCTCAATTAGGCGCTTCGCAAATAAATGCTACCCCAGCAACTCAAACATCTTGGAATGCTGGTGCAGATACTGCTTCAGCTGCTACACCACAGGTGATTAAATCCGATGGCGGGATGTCTACGGTGCAAACACCAGGAGGACCGCAACAGGTCCCAACAGAGTCACTTAATGACCCTGGATTTTGGAGCAATGTAAATTGGGGGCAAGTAGTTCAAGGCGGCCTTTCGCTTGCTCAAATGTACGGAGCTTATCAATCGTACAAATCAGGTGATAAGGCTGGTGCTGCTATTGGTGGACTTGCTGGAGCTGGCAATCTTGCAGCATCAACTGGTGCAGTAGCAACAGGCACAGCAGCCGGAACTACAGGAGCTTATGTTATTCCAGGATTAAATATTGTTGCTGGTGCTTATCAAGGGTATCAAACTGCTGAAGCATTAGGCGATATGGCAGCAGGAGCAAAGCGCACAAGAACAGGCGTGGTTGGTGGCGCTACTTCTGGAGCTGCTACTGGCGCAGGAATTGGGGCTTTTTTAGGACCAAAAGGGGCTGCAATTGGAGCAGTAATAGGAGCGCTTGTAGGTGGAACTGCTGGAGCTATTGGCTCTATTACTGGAAGCTCAAAAGGCAAAGGGCAAATGCAGCGTGATGCGGTGCGAGGAATATTGCAAGAACAAGGAATTCTTGATGAAAACTTTCAGGGTACATTAGCTGATGGGAGTAAAGCAGATTTTAGTCAGGATGGTAGCAAGATAAACACTAAGTTTATGAATAAGCTAGCATCTGAAAATCCAACAGCTTTTAATCAAACACAAGAGTTAGGCGATGCGCTAACTGCGGGCTATGGTTTTGTTGGTGATAAAGCTCGCTCATTAGGCAGGCTTTACGTTAAAGGAGCGCTTTCAAATGCTAAAGATGACCCAAGCACAGCGCTTGCCAATATGCAGCACTTTGCCAAGCAGCAGGGTATAACTTACGATTTAATCAAAGGAAAGTTAGACGAAGCTTTGCAGGACAACAGAATCAATCAGGGCGAATACGGAAGGTTAATAGGTTCAGCACAAACCTTAACAGGAGGAGGAGCTCCTACTGCTCCAGCTATAGTTCCTAGAGCCGCTAAGGGAGAAGTTGCAAGACAGTCAGCAGGTTTATATAGAGACGATAAAGGTAAATTAGTGCGTGGCACTTCTATGAGAGAAGCGCTAGAACGAGCTTACAAACAACCATCTAAATCAAAGTAATTATGCCAAATAGAAAATCTGCTTTAACTAGAGGCCCTAAGGTTACAACTCAGCCAGTTACTACAGGTAACGAACAAACTATGGGTAAAATAAGTCCTGACAGGGTAGCTATGGAAAGGCTATCCCCTGGCGTATATCGCAGCGCTAGTGGTGGACTTGTTTCTGGGCAGGGCAGGCCAATACAACGGCAACCACAGGCGCCTATGCAACAACCTCCAGGCATGGCTTTGCAAGTACCAGCCGAAGAAGCCAGGCAAGCAATAGAGTTAATAGGTCGAGGAGGACAAGGAGGCTTCAATAATGTTGATGATATGGTAAACAGATATCCGCCTGGATCAATGGAATCACCAATACGGTTTACCCCTGGTTTTGGTCCTGGGCAACCAAATATGCCAATGGATAAGATGTATCGTGAATTTCCAATGTATCAATGGAATGGCATGCCTCAGATGCCACAGCCATCAGCTAACATGGGCGGGCAGTACCGTTTAAGTCCTGGGATGTACGGTAGTAGAGAACAGGCCATGCAGCAATACAACGATCAGTTGCGGCAAAGGGAATTAAGCGCTGTTCCACAATACAATAAAAGGTAACTAATGGCGTTCCAAGGTTTTACAATGCCACCCCCTTATGCGGGGTTGGACTTAGTTAGCCCCATTGATAACATGGAGCCGCAGTACGCCTTGGAACTGACAAATATATTTCCAGGAGCAGGCGCTCCTACAGTTAGAAATGGCTATACACAGTTTGCCTCGATAGGCTCTGCACCAGCTATTAAGCTATTAGCACCATTAAACTTACTTAACGGCACTAGCCAACTAATAGCTTGCACTAATAGCAAAATCTATTCCGTTTCAGAGGGGGGTGCAATTACTGATGTTACGGGAACTACTACGCCATCGACTGGAGATTGGCAGACGGTAGTTTACGGTAACAGAATGTACTTATGTAATGGTACAGATAACGCTCAAGTATTTAATGGCACTACCTGCTCTGATGTTACCTTTACCGGCGTAGCTAAATCGTCGCTAATTAACGTAACTGCACACAAAGAGCGGTTATACTTTATAGAGGCTAATACCCTAAAGATTTGGTATGGTGGATTACAAGTTACTGGCACAGGTGGCACTCCTGCTCTTACTTCTTTCGATTTGCAATATGTTTGCACTAGAGGCGGTTATCTGGTTGGTATCGGTAGCTTTACGAATAGCGCCAATTTAGCTACCCAAGAATATTTTTGGGCGTGTACCTCTGAAGGGGAGATAGTCTTTTATAGCGGTACTTACGCTGGAGACCCTGGGACTTGGGGCATAGTCGCAAGATACTATATCGGCAGACCGCTAGGTTATAGAGCTTTTGTTAGGGTTAATAATGATATTTGGGTAATTACAGAGCAGGGCATTGTTCCAATATCTGGATTATTTCAATCAGACCCAGAAGCGGCACTAAACATAGTCAGCCAAAAAGTAAACCCGCTAATCAGCCAATACGCCGTTTCTATACCGTTTGACCATCAATGGTCAGGGTTCTTTTGGCCGCAAGGTAGACGAGTTTATATTACAATTCCGACAACAGGCGAAGGGTGTAAACTTTTAGTTTATAGCATTGATACTAAAGGCTGGACTGTATTCGAGCTGTTTAATGACAATCATTGTTTGGCAGCGACATTATTTAAAAAGCTTCCGTTTTACGCTTCCTCTGCTGGCGTAATTTGGCAAGGAGAAACTGGGCAAGCTGATGCTGTAGTTAGTAACGTTGGCCAATCTATTATGTTTGCTGGAAGAACTGCATTTAGTTTCTACGGCTCTCGTAGCAACTACAAAGCGTTTAAAGATATTAGACCTATTGTAAAGGTGCGTCGTGGCGTAACGCTAAGTTTAGGCTTGGATACTGATTTTAAACGACAATCAATAGTATCTACAGTTACTACTACGCCAGGCGTGTTTACTCCTTGGGGTAGTCCTTGGGGAAGTCCTTGGTCGTCAGATATAGAATATGTTTTTGATAGGTTTGCCGTATCAGGGCAGGGGCATTGTGCGGCAGTTAGATTTGGTGGCTCGATTAAGAATACAAGTATGCAAATTTTAGGCTTTGAGATACGCTATGATGTAGGGGGACAAGTATAATTATGGCTAGAAAAACCGCACTTAAAACTGCACCAAACAGCAAACCAGGTAACAATCCTGATAGTCAAAACGTGCCTACTAGAGCTGGAAATAAAGCTATCTATGACACAATGTCTCCCGAAGAGCAGGCTAAATATAGAAAGATTAGAGCTGAAAAAGGTGGACGTACCGCACTAAACTTTCTCAATAGATTTAAACCCACAACGCCAGCAGCGCCAACTCCAGCATCAACTACTGAAGCAGGCTTTATGGGCGCAGGCGAGGCTTACCAGGATATGGTTAAGCGGTTTCAAGGCGAGCAATATCAACCTAACTTTGAAGCAGAGATGGAGCGTTCCAGGCAGAACGTAATGCAGCAGTTTGAGCGCCGTAACGCTGAAGAGTTTGGTCGTCAGCAGGTAGATGTACAGCGACAGATTGCAGAGCGTGGCTTAGACCCTAACTCAGAAGCAGCACAAGGGTTATACAAGCAGCTAAATCAACGTCAGGACTTAGCTAGGCAAGAGGCTATGAGCGCAGCAGAGCAGGCAGCTTATGGTGTACAGCAACAGCAATTTACTCAAGCTGATACCCTAGCTATGCGACCTTATGAGCAGCTAGGAGCATTATTACCGCCATATATGGCAGGTGTAGGTGCTCAGTATCAAAATCAACAACTACAACAGCAGCAGGGTTGGGAAGCCAAACAGGCCGAGCTTGAAAGACAAAATAGGTTACAGATAGCAAGAATGTCTCAAGGTGGGGGAGGGCCACAGGGGCCAAACTTGTATGAAAGGCTACAGGCAGAACAGCTTTCAAAGGGATACAATCAACAGCCACAACAAAATCCTTTTGCTAACGTAGGCCACGGCATAGTCGCTGGAGCAACTAAACAAATAACTAATTGGGCGTCAAAGTAACATGGCAATATTAGAAGAGGCATTACAAGGCTTAAACTACACTGGTGCTGATACTGGGTACGGTATTGCTGCAAAAACACTAGGCGAGGTAGCTCCTACCCTAATTAACCCTTATGGTTCAACAGGGCAGGCCGTCGGCATAGGTTTAGGTTCAATATTGCTTCAATCGCTATTAGGCTATCAAGCTAGGCAGGAGGCCGCTAGAAGTACGCTAGAGCTTAATACGCTGGCTAATACAATGCAGGGGCTTACCACGCCACAAGCTCGCACTGATTTTATTGGTGGCGTATCCGACCCGATGTATCAGTCTAGGCTTTCTACGTTAGCTACTGCATTAACTCAGCAGGATACTCAAAGAAAACTAAAGCAAGCTGAAAAGTTAGCCGATTTAACTAGTGCAGCAGAATTTGAAATTAGTCCATTAGCTGAACAAGTAGCAGCGGCAAAAGCTACTAGAGAAGTAGATGCAAAGCGCAAACTTATCCAAGCACTAGTCCCTAGTGGCTCTGTTAGCACTGCTGGTGCAGAAGGTGCTCCAATGCCAGGCGCTACAGAAATGCAATCCAAACGAGATGCTTTAATCACTCGTGGTATTGCTATGGGGATGACCCCCAATGCAGCGTTAGAGTATGCAGAAAAAAATACTAAGTTTGAATCTGGCATAACTAAAGAAGCTCAAAAGAAAATAGAAACATCACGCTCAAGAGGTGTAAACCTAGAAGAAATTGCGGCTACAGCTAGAGCGGGAATGGAAGGGGCTGGCATGACGGGTGGGCTACTTGGTGGGCCAAGAGATTTAGCATCCAGAGCATTGGCAATTGTTAGTCCTCAAGAACAAGAAAAACAAGATTTTCAAAAAGTTCTTGATAGCGTTAGGCCTCGTATAGTGCAAATTTTGCGTTCGCCTGGAGCGGTAACAGAATTTGAAAATAAATTGCTAATAGGATCTGGGCCTAGTTCTGCCAATACTCCTACAGAAAATGCCCGCATTATTGCTGGCATGGAAACAATAGCGCAATTAGAGCAAGACTATGCCGATTTCTTGGAGACCTTTGTAACTCAAAAAGGTAGCTCGCTAGGCGCTGATGCTGCTTGGAGACAGTACAAGAGTGAGCAAGTATTCCCTGCTGGAACCTTTAACCCACAAAGGCAAGATTGGCAGTCTTGGATGGCCGAAAAAGGTGGCATGGCTGGGGTTAGTGCTATTAGTGAAATGGCTCAAGGTGCTGGGTCTGACGTAGAAGCTCAAAAAGAAGAACTTCGTCGACAAATTGCAGAAATAAAAGCTAAATTAGGGCGCAGGTAATGGATCCAGAGTTGCAAGCATTACAAGCTGAACTTGCTGCATTACAAAATGCAATGAACGAATCTGCTGTAGCGCCTACGGCAACAGAACCTACTGGTTATGGATTGCGTCAGCTTGCATTTGATATTCCTACTGGCGTTGCTAAGGCTGGTGCTGGATTGGCTGATGTATTGTCATATCCTGTAGTAAAAGGGCTAGAGTACGCTGGGGCTCCTGTAGAAACATTTGGCTTGTCAAAATTAGTTGGATTAGGCGCTGAAAATGTAGCATCACGATACGGATTGCGACCAGAAACAGAAGCGCAGGAACTAATTAGCTTTCTTACCCCATCGCCTTTGTCTAAAGCTAAGTTGCTTGGTCAGGCTGTTACAGGATTAGCTGCATACCTTGGTAGCGAAGCAGCTCAAAAAGCCATGCCAGAGTCGCCTTATGCTGGATTAGTAGGGGCATTAGCTGGGCCAGGAGCAGCAAGCACAACCGCAAAATTAGCAAAAGGAGTTGTTAATAAAGTTGCTCCAACAGTAGGTTTAATAGCCGGAAGTGATGAGGCATTGCGTAATGCAGCACAAGCAGAAGTATTAGCTGCCGCCGGAGAAGAAGGTGCTGCTCGTCTGAAATTAGCGCAAAGTTTATCAAGTCTTAGCGAAAGCACTGGTGGCGTTCCATTAACTGCTACTGAAATAGTTCAATCTCCAAGCCTAGCTAAATATCAACAAGTAATAAGACAAACTCAGGAAGGCGGAAACATCCTTACCCCTGCAATAGAGGCTAGACAATCAGAATTGGCTGCCGCATTGGGTAGATTTGGCATAGAACCACAACAGGGAGATTTTGCATTAGCATTACGGGAAACGGCTGAGCAAGCAGCAACAAGTAAAGCAGCAAAAGAAGTTAGCATGTTAGAAACGCTTGGCTTAACAGAGCAAATAAAAGCGGCAACTCCAACAGAGCGAAGTAAGTTATTGCGTGATGCAATAACGGAAAGAAAAGATGTGGCAGATGATTTGGCCGAACAAGCCTGGTTAGCTTTGCCTGGTGATACAAAATTAGATATTAGCGCTCCGCTTAAAGCGGCCATTGATGACTTTGCTAATTTTGGGGAATTGGCAAAAGCCGATATTGGCGAAAAGGCGAAAAGAGTAATTCGCAAAGTAGAAGACGTTTTTGAAAAACAGAATGGGGTTGCAACAGTCGATGAATTGCAAGATATCCGCTCTGCCGCTGGAAGGGCGATGGTAGAAGCTAGCGGAATCAACTCTCGTCAAGCAAAGTTGATGGCAACACTACGAGAGAATCTTGATACAGCAGGAATTAAGTATTTTTATGATCAAGCAAGTGGCGTTAGAGGTGGACTACCAGGAACCGCATCAACGGCCACTGACTTAAATGCTATTGAAAAATTAAGTAATGCCATAGAAAAAACTAGAGAAAGCAAGCAATTATTTTCTGAGGGCGTTGTAGGAGAAATCACTGCCATTCGTCAATTGAAACCGAAACTAGCAACCAGTAAGGTAATTGATAGAGCAGTGGCCAATCCAGAAAACGCAGAAGAAATACTAAGCAAGTTTGGCAAAGATTCAGTTGAGGCGACAACTGTAAGAACTGAATTGCTTTCTCGAATAGATGCAGCAAAAAACCCAACTGATTTTATAGGCAAAAATAAACAAGTATTAAAAACAGTATTTGGCGGTGAATATGACACGTTAGTCAAATACGCTCAGAGTAAAGGGCGTGGGGCTCCGCTTGAAGAGTTTACGAAGGTAACGGATACGGCAATACCTAACAAAATATTTGCAGATACGGCACAAGCTAAAAAGTTTACTGCTGCATTCAAGGATACAGAACTGTTTCAATATGCTAGGTCTAAGTTTATCAATACGAAACTTACCAAATCTGGCGACCCGTTAGAGAATTTAGCTAAAAACAAGAAAATTGCAGAAATATATTTTCCTAATGATTTATCCGATTTAGAGGTTGTGCTGAAAGATATGCAACTTGCTAAAAGCCCGCAGCAATTAGCTGCTGGTGCGACTAAAGGCCAATCATGGACCAGTCAAATGACTACTACTCTTGGCGCTATTATGAGCGCAAGAGGATTAGTTGGTGCCATGAAGAAAGGAACGGTTACTGGAGGAATTGTTGGGCTTGGAGGTGGGCCAATATTTTCTGCTGCCGGAGCAGTAGGAGGATATATTTTATCTCGCATAGGTAATGCTAGAGAATCGCAATTAAATGAGTTGGCAGCTCAGTTTCTTGCAAATCCATCATTACTTAAGTTTGCAAAAGCTCCGCCAACACAACAAAACGTAAAGACTTTGCTAGATCGTGCCACGTCTTTAATGAGCAAAGAAGAATTTGCCGCAGCGCAGCCGTTTGTTCATGGAACAGATGAGGCTGGAATAAAAGCCATTGAGGGCTACGGCGGTTTTATACCAAAAACTATAAGATATTCAGTATTGGGGCCAGGTACTATTTATGCAGCAGAAAGAAATACTTGGTGGTTTGACCCTAAAAAAACTGCTGAAGGAAGAATGTGGTCTTTGGATAAGCAAGTGCCAGTTTATTTAAAGCCTGAAGCAAAGATTGTAAATGTAGACACATATAAAGATTTTGACAAAATTGCCAAAAAAATTGGCATGACCGGTGATGATCTTGCCTTCAAATTATACTTTGAAGCAGATGCGCCTGAATTGTTGAAAGCGGCGTTAAAAGTAAAAAACGATTTAGTAAAAGCTGGTGTAGATGCAATTAATTTAAGAGAAAATCAAACCTGGCTTAAACAAAAAATAAAAACATTTGCAAACAAACAAGCTGGAGATGCTGCATTGCGATCTATTAGAAAAACCGGCAAAGGTATAATGCAAGAAGGCACTAGTAAATTAGAAAAACGTATATACAATATAGCGTCAAATATAGAAGCACGAGCGACTCCATTTTCCAATGACTTTGGTGGGCCACAATTAGCTATTTTAAATCCTAAAATTGCCGAACCGGCAAATATGGCTTATGAGCGATTGCTAAAAGAAAACCCTCAAGCTCTTGCGAAAATAACACCAGAAGAATTTAGAATAATTCCAGAAGCAACCAAAGAAAAACTATTACGCTCTGGATATATTTCTTCTAAAGTAGCTCAAGAATCTGCTGTAGAGCCTTCGGTGCCAGAATCCATTAAGCCAGAAACTACTTCTACTGCAATAATAGAATCAGATCCAGAATTAGCTGACCTTCAAGCTGAGCTAAAATCTTTGCAGCAAATGACGCAAGAGATTGAGCCAAAAGAATCAGTTAAAATAGGCAAGCAAAACATTAGCATCCCTACGGGTGAAGAGTATGCGCCACCTGCGCTAGTTAAAGCTGTTATGCAGGTAGAGTCAGGAGGCAAGGCTAATGCTGTTAGTCCTAAAGGGGCTACAGGCTTAATGCAGCTTATGCCTGCTACAGCTAAAGAGTTAGGCGTAAATGCTAAGAACCCTGAACAGAACGTAGAAGGTGGTAGCAGGTATTTGCAGCGAATGATAAATAAGTATGATAGCCAAGAGATTGCACTAGCTGCGTATAACTGGGGACCAGGTAATATCGATAGGGCTATTAGAAAGGTTAGAGCTGCTGGCAAAAGGGTAACTTGGTCTAACATTCTTAATGAAGTAAGGGTGCCTCAGGAAACTAGGCAGTATGTATCAAAGGTAACTAATTTAGTGGCATAGGAGACTTATGGCTTGGGCAGGAGGAAACTTTACACGAGTATACGGCACTACTGGCTGGACTAATGATGCCAGTTCAGGAACAGGCATAGAGCCTGGTCGCCATGATACACAAGATAACGATCTAGCTGATGGTATTACTGCTTGCATCAATAAGGACGGCTCTAATGCTATGACAGGTAATCTTAACCTGGGCAATAATAGGCCAATAAATATTAATGCAGGGACCGCAGCAGCTCCAGCCGTATGCGTTGGTGGAGATACTAATACAGGTATATTTGGTCCTGCGGCTGATACTTGGGCTGTTGCCGCTAATGGAGCTGAGGTTGCAAGAATAACTACTACAGGCTTGGGGGTGCAAACTACTCCAAGCGTAGCGCTACATACCATTGGAAACACAACTTTTAGAGGTACTGCAAATATTGCGGCTGCGTTTCAAGCTGCTACTGGAGCTACTAACGATGCTTGCTTGATGATTGGTTCGACAAACGGCAACACTCCGTTTATTGAGGCGAGCAAATTAAATGGGGGTGCTGGTAGCGCAACTAGTTTACATATTAAAACAGACAATACAACAAGAGTTACTGTTAACGCTACTGGAGAGGTTGGAATTGGGACAAGCTCTATAGGCGGCAATTTAGATGTGCGTACCCCTTACGCAGATGCGGATGATTTTGTTGTTGGAGTAAATTTAAGCCCTGGGAATTATTATTTTAAAAGTAAGTTAATAGGCAGGCATACTACTAGCGGCGGCACTGCGGTTGTCATTGATGCTGGGCATATTGTCCAAAAACAAACATCCTCCTTAAAATACAAAACAGATGTGCAGGATTACCCAAAAGGGTTGGCGACAGTAAAGCAATTAAGGCCAGTGCAATATAAAGGCATTAACGATGGCGATAAGATATTTGCTGGGCTTATAGCTGAAGAGGTGCACGAGGCAGGATTAACAGAATTTGTTGTCTACGATTCAAACAATGAGCCTGAAGCATTAGCCTATGGCAATATGGTAGCCCTAGCTTTTAAGGCTATTCAGGAGCTAAGTGCTAAAGTTGAAGCATTAGAAGCACAGTTAGCTTTAATAACGGAAGCGCCATGAAGTTAAGACTTGTCAGAATATCCGAGTATAACGGGGCAACGTTAGGTGTGCTGTGCGTTAATGACATGCCTGAGTTTGTCACGCTAGAGGATGCCTGGCGAGATAATGAGAGGATGATAAGTTGCATTCCCGTGGGTAGGTATAAGGTTAGGCCAAGGAATAGCCCTAAGTTTGGTCAGACCTGGCAGGTTATAGACGTGCCAGAGCGGGACCATATCCTATTTCATGCTGGTAATACGCATAAGGATACGAATGGGTGTATCTTACTTGGGATGCAGTTTGGTAAGATTGGAGACGAATCGGCCATCTTAGCTAGTAGGTCAGCGTTTAATCGCTTTAAGGACCTAATGGCGGGTGCTCCCGAAGCAGAGCTAATTGTTATTGATGCTTACGGAGGAGGCCGAGTCCATTAATGTCAGGTGATATTACAGAGCTTAAATATTGGCTGGATATTATCATTAAAGCCGCTATTGGTGTGTTGATATCCATTATTGGCCTAGACTACAAGGCGGTTAAGAATAGCCTGCACGAGCTAGAAACGCATAAATATACCGTAACTGCGGAGGTGCAAGTGATACAAACGGAGCTAGCCTATATTAAGGGTCGCTTGGATAAGATTGATGCCAAGCTAGATAGGGCACTAGACAGATGAGAGCGGCACTAGTTGTGCTAATGCTCCTGCTATCAGTGGAAGCATGGGCAGCACCTAGCTTACTAGCCTTATGCCACAAAGATTTTAACTGTGCCGGCGTAAAGAGGCTCTATAGAGAGCAAGAAACCTTAGTTGTTAGCTACCTAGAGAATACCTTTGGTACGACCTGTAAATGCTTAAATACCCTCTTAGACGACCCTAGACCAAAGATTATAAGAGCCCACCTGATACAAAGCCCCTGCATGAGAAACAAGCGCTGCGGGCGTTATGAGGCTTTATGGGGCTACACTGTGGCGTCAGCTAATAGAGCGGCTAGAAACCCTAAAAGCAGGCTAAGAAAGCGATTTAATGTCATTTTAGAGCAATTTAAGCAGCGATTAGAGGGGCGTAGCGTTACTTGTTATGTTAGCCCGTGTTTGGAGTGTGATTTGCATGAGACAGCTAGAAAAACACTTGCTAATCTTATATCTGCTGCTGTGCCTAGTTGTAACCTTGTTGATAATCCTTATAGACGCAAATGCTTACCAGGAATGGTGTGCGAAAAGCACGGACTTAACCCCATTCTATCTAGGCCGTGTATAGTCGATTTAGACGGGTACGATGGCAACTTGGTAAACGCAAGAAAATGGATGGCAAAATACAGCCACTGTGATTTAAGATATTATTGGGAACCTTGGATGAATTGCATCCGTGGCGAGTTTGTAGATCCCAGGAAGCGAGACTGTAAATACGATAACTCTATATTTGAAGGTGCTTTATGCCGTTCTTTTTGGCCTCAATCATCAGACATTTGCTTACCCTAGCTGCTGGCTCTTTAGTTACCCTTGGTGTAGCTGAGAGCGATGCTCTTAACCTAGCTTCTGCTGCTGAGCCTGTAGTAGGCGGCGCCATCCTTTATGGAGCTGCTCAGGCTTGGTCTTTAGTTGAGAAGAAGAAGCGCTAAGG